AATCTATGCCTTGACCGTGGTTATAGAGGTCGTTGGCAATTTTCTTCCTCATATCAAGCCGCACCATTGTTTTGTGCTCGATGTCAGTATAGATACCGATATCTTCAAAGTTAATTTTTACCATAGTCTTTAATTTAAATTCTGTAAAACATAAGCGCGGTATTCCAGTGTGCCGCTTGTGTTCTTTATATAAGTGAGAAGTATCTTGAAATAGTCTCCTTGTGCAATCTGCCAAGAGGTTCTTGCGCTAAGTCCGTCTTTTAAAGGTTTGTCGTCGTAACCCATAAGGATGGGATATTCGCTTCCTGATTGCCCTACATCTCCCCTGAAAGCGAGACGGACAAATTCGTAAGTAGAATAAGAGATGACATTCAACTCAAAGAAGAATGGTGTGCTTGAATCAATACCAAGGGTTCTTCGTATCTCTGTCAGTGTAGGCATTCCGACCACGACACTTCCCGACGTATGAGAGCCTTTGATGACGACAAGAGAACCTTCTCTTATTAATATTCTTGAAGATGACACATCGCCGCTTCCAGAAGGTATTGTTATTATCTGAGGACGGAATCCTGCCATAAATCCGTTCAATACACCATTACCGTTACCATGAAACGCATAGTTATATGTTCCGTTCTGTGCATTCAGATATAAAGCCGTGTTATAAGTTCCTGTACCTGTTGCTTCTGCTTGCATCGAGCATTTATAAGAAGAACCAGTATAGGCATCTGAGGCATCCTTACCGATAACAACTATCTGTGTCGGATTACTTGCCTTATCTTTAATGGAAATACTCGCTGCATAGTTATTATTGTAAAGCAGGTTAGAACCAATGGTAAATCCACCAATCTCTCCGCTTTGCGCCGTTATAGTACCTGTAAACTCTCCTTCTGTTGCCTTGACGTATCCTTCGATATGTGCATTCGTAGCATAGAAAGAGCCGTCTTTATATACACGGTACGGTGCATTACTGATAGAGCCGTCTGAGACGGCTGTTCCAGAACTTCCCGCAAAGAAACGTATGCTTCCGTCACCCTTCATGCCAGCCTCGATTTGGTTATCACTGTTAACCACGACAAACTGGTTGGTTGAACCAAATTTGATAAAGGCGTTTTTTGCAATGAGCAGTGAGGTGTAAATGGGACCGACGTTAGAGACGGCTTTCCAATGATTGTCGTTTTCGGGTGGTGTGGAATTTTCGTATTCATCCCATATTTCACCCGCAAGGCGTTGTAACTGATAAAAGCGATAACCCTCCGTTTGAGAAGAATCCTCTCTTGCGACAACATCAATAAAGCCAGGGGTCACATTACGACCCTCGTCATTGCGATATGGAGTGTTTGCCTTCCACTCGCTGACACGTGTCACACAACCCTGCAATCCCTCAGAGCCGTCTTGTGCAATAGATATGCTCTGGCGGGCAACAACATTGTCACCATTGTAAAGCCGTGCTTCCACAACCGATGCACCCTTTGGCAGCGTGTATTGCCACTCGTATTCAGCAGCTACCCATGACGGTGTGTAGAGCGTGCCATCGACATACACCTTGAGTTTGGGGAGCATGATGTTGTCAAGCAGTGTTGAAGTACCGCCCTCGTTCCGATATACCTGCATCTTGACGGTTGCTGTGGATTTATAATCCCCATTAGCATTACGAACAAAGGAGGTTGGCGTGACGGACAGCGTGTAGGTAACAGCATTCTCGCCGTCACGTCCGTCTTCGCCATCCTTGCCGTCAACGCCGTTCTTGCCGTTCGTCGTAAGTCTGCGCCAATAGGTTGTGTTGACCGTATCGTTAATGATGATATAACCGCCACTCTCGTTAGTGATATAATCGCCGTTCTGGTTGGTAAGCAGTGACATGACTGGAGGGATACCCACACTGTCCTGTAAAGCGACAAAAGTTCCATCGTAGAAATCTACGATATTGTTCCTGATAACCTTCAAAGTGGAAGTCCAGTGTCCTACAGGTTTCAGTTGCAATGTATCTTGCACCAACACTATATCCTCTACGTCCTGTATATCGCCGTTGCTGTCACGCAGCAGAACGATAAGGTGCCCGTTGGTGAACGATGACATACTAATAGTCACGACATCACGGCTATGCTTATGCGTGTGGTCGTTTCCGACCTCTATCCATCCGACAGAATCAGCAGTCACCAGTTCTTTGTCGTAGTTCTGTACGCTCGTGCGGTAGGCATAGAGAGTGATAGAGGAAGGGTTGAACGTCTTTGTTTCTAAGTCGTACTTAATGACATCATTACCAAGCTCCAGCCACATCTTATCCCGACCGTACAGCTTCTTGAAGGTAAACACCTTGCCGTAGGTACGTTCGTTGTACGTTGCCGTAACAACAACACTTGCTTCGTCGGCTGTCATCGTGAGAACTTTCAGAACACCCGTGGAAGCACTGATGGATGCCGTGCAGCCACTCTGCGTGCTAATGCCCCACACAACACCCTGCGTTATCAACGTGGTACCACTATACAACTGACCTGTGGTGGTAGGAAGACTGCCTGTTATGTTGCCCTTTTCGTCTGTCAGCACACTGTCCGTATCGTTGGTGAGATTGATGTATAACGCATTCTCGCCGTCACGCCCGTTGGTGATATCGCCAACATTCAGCAACAGTTCCCAATCATCGTTTGTTGTGTCATCAATAATGATATATCCGCCATCCTCCGTCGTAATATAACGCCCCTCTTCATCCATGAGCAACTGCATGGGAGCGTTGCTTGTCTGACGCTTAGACATGTAGATATTCGTATAGAGGTTGACGATACTGTTAACCTTGTATGGTGTCTTTGCACTCGACCAGTGACCTTCCGGACTGATACTTTCTGCCCATATCCACTTCTGCCAAGGATAAACCGTCTGTCCGTCGATAACAACACTTGTTCCAGGAAGAACACCTTTGGTGCGGTCATTGTCAATCGTCATGCGATATACAGTACCGTTATAGTGTACGAGGTCGTTAAGATGGTATTGTGTAGCAGAGGAATGATCTCCTTGGTCTGGATAGTCTTCTACTTCACGTCCCCAGGAGTCAATTCTGTTCAATGTTCCTGCGAAGTATATGTCACCGTTGATCCAAAGTGAGTAACGCCCCGCATCGGGAATGTTGTATGCGCTTGCTATCAGTGGGGTATTGCCTATCTGAAATGCAACATTGGCCAGCCCTTCATCCCAACCTGTCATATAGGAAAGCATACGTGTGTAGGTTGTAGTGCGATATTGGCAGGACTGGCGGGTATTGTCAACCGCATTTGAGTATTGTGCAAACACCATGTGTGCACTTGGGTGGAAACCTCCGCGTATTCCGCTTGAAGTACCTTGGTCGTTTAGCCAATAAAAATAACCATTAACTTCTACGGTTGGGCGCAATTCGTAGGTCAGGTATTGGTTGTGCGTACCGCTGACACCAGTAATGACAAAGTACGACGTATAGAAACCCGCAAAGGTTCGTCCGCCCTTTCCGTCATCATGCGTCACGCTGTCGTTATACCCTTCAAGGTTGTGGTAGATACCCTTACACTTATCACCAACCTTTAGGGTTCCGTATTCCCCATCGAGCAAGTGCAGTTTAATTGTTCCTTGCAATGGGTTGTTCTGGTCAATCTCTACACTCTCTATTTCCCCTGCGCCATTCGTCTGCCACTCGTCGCCAACACGGACATCAACGTGGTTATAGACCAACTTAGGCACTTCAAGGAAAGAGCGAAGCACAAGTGATGTTGCTTCCATGTTGCCATGTTCGTCAATCCTCGCACCATCCCCACCGACAAGTCCCTGTACGAACTGGCCGAAGTCTGCACCCGCACCGAATTTGGTGTAGGCTTCGCTTATCAGTCCTTTCATGAACGTAATGACACCTCGAGCCGTGTCATCATTCAGCTTGGAGAGGAAGAATTCAGACCCGAACTGTTGAGTAAGACTGCGTACGAAATCAGGGGAAAGCTGATTCAGGAAGTCGAGATTGGGGTGCATGTGGCCAATACCTCCTTGTCCGTCATACTGTGCAAGTATCTGCTCGATGAAATAAGCAAAGACGGCCCCCAGAGTGGTAGCGTTCCAGTCTTGGCTGTAAGGGTCCTGAACAGGGAAGAGAGCCCCACTGCTAAGCTGGAGTCTTGGGAACTCAACCAGCCGTGGGGCGATCGTAAAAGACCCTACGTCGGGCACCTCGATATCGACTATGCCAGTAGGCTGGTCGGTTCGGGGTAGGTTAAGGTAAGGCTTTGCGTCGGCATAGCGATAAGTGAAGGTGTATTGCGAAGGCAGTTCCTGTGCCTTATAGTTTACGTCGCTTTCCGTCACGACAATCTGACGGATGTAATCGTCGAGATAGATGTATTTCCGGAGGCTGGGGAAAAAGTCCAGCAGCCACAGGCGTTCCTTTTTATCCAGGCGTCCTGTATTCTTTTTGTATTTACGTTCTGTGTCAACGCGGTATTCCTGGGAAACCTCTTCAACCTCTACCAGATTATGGTTATGCTGGGCGTCGAGGTCGAGCGAACCATAAGCACGGAAGGTGTCGATGCCACCCAGTGAGTTTTCGAACAGAATCCATTGTTCCTGCTCTGAGCGCATATTGTTGGCATAGTAACGCTGGATATACGTCAGTCGCTGGCCACTGCCATTTTCTACCCATATATCGTAATAGGACGGTAATTCGTTAACCTTGCCGGCAATGACGGCATAGCCTACAGGAATGGTGTAGGCTTGACCTGCAGGGATGGTGGCCAGTGTGAGGGACTGGGTAGGGAGTGACGATGACGCGGCAAAGTGGACTTCACATTTGACGGTGGCTACCACCGTTGCATAGTAGGTGAGGAACTCCGGAGAGTAATAGGTAACCGGCTTCAGGTTGGGCTGCCACGTCAGGAAATTGTTGGTCAGGAAATTCTGGGCTGTGTCTGCAAGCCGATCAACACCGGCACGCAGAGCAGTGAAGGTGACTGTCCTGGTTTCGCCTGAGGTAACACCTTTCAGAGTGATGACAAAGGTTTTGACGATGTCCGCCTGCTGATAGGGCGTTGATATGTTCTGCAGATGGAAGGTGAGTTGAGGGAATACGATATCGTACAGATCAACCTCCATCAGGTTTTGTGCGTTGGGCGAATAAACACGCTGCACAAGATCTTCTGCAGCACCCTGTATCCGGACTGCGAAAGACACGTCTTCGTCTGTATTGACTATGAGGTGTCTGAGATTGCCTGCCAGTGAGAGGCTTTCGGGCTGAAGATTTATATTCATTGTTCTTTTATTTTTAAGCAAAGGTACGACTATTCACAGGAAATAAAAAGGACACGGTTTCGCGGTCAGTTATGCACACATTCCAACCATATCTTTACCCGTCTGTAAGTACCCTTAAACCATATTCCCGCTACCCCGTCATGCCACATCCCCTGATACTCGTAGCTGATGAGTTGGTAGGCAGTCTGTTCGCCAAATGCCTGACCTACCAAATCCGCACTGGGGAGAGGAGGGTAAACGACAGAATGGAACTCACCATCGCTGTGATAGGGAGAATCCTCCTCACCCGAACCGGTACCATTCCACCATTCTATCGTCGAAGTTTCCACTTGCGATTGCCAATGGTATTCTGCGGTCATCATAGGCAGCATCTGTGTAACGGTAGCAGCCACCGACGGATGATCGACCACTGACAGTGTGAGCAGCGATGTTTCCATCGGTTCATCTTTGCCTCCCAATGTGAACTTCAGTTTGTCGAGTAAGAACTCTTCACTGCGAATGCAGACCTTCCTGACGGTAGGGATATTCATTTTCTCATGATCCGACAACAGCAGCTTCACTTTCACTTCATTGAGCGAGTTGCGTCGCAACAGGTCCATGGGGCGGTAGAACTTCTCGAAGATGCCGTCGTCGCCCCAATAGAACAGACTGTAGTCAAATATTTTGGGATAGCCGCGCGTATTCATGTATGACCCTCTGGCATAAAGGCCTGCCCCCCAATAATAAAGGTTGTAGGCAGATATACTGCCTGCAGTTCCTGAAATCCTGGAACCGGTGTGCGTAAAGGCGAGGATACAGGGACTGTTGACTTTTCCCGTCCCGTCAGCGGAACCGGAGTTACCTTCCGTGTCCACATTGGTCAGTTTTAGTTTGCTGTGCCTGGTCACGTAATCGCCTATATACAGGTAGTATCCCAGACTTCGTTCCTGATCGCCTTCAGGATCGCTCTCCGGTGCTTCATACAGATGGCTCAGGATGCGGTATTCGGGCTGCATATCGGGAATGGTAACTTCCTCCACGGTCTCTTCATCGCCGGTGTCATAGTCCATGGAGCTTTCAGCCACCTTTGTCTCTATCTGCTGACATCCCTTCTGTCCGCTTTTATAGAAAGCGCCGTCCACCCAGCAGAACACGGCTGTTTCATGGTCCGCCAACAGGTCCTTGATGTTGTCGTAACTGTCTTCAGCTTCTGTTTCAACCTTATATTCCGACGTGAGTTTAATGCGCTTAAAGTCCTTTTGCGACTTGAAAGCGAAAGCGGGTTCGGCTGTCATTTTCTGTGTGAGGTCTGCGGCTGATGGGAGCGACAGTACATCCCTCAGAAATACTACATCAACAGTCATGTTTTTTTCGTCGGCCACGAATTCACAGCAGAATTTCTTACGGAAGACGGCAAGGAAATCCTTGCAGGTGATATCAGGTACCAGGTCGGCTTTCAGGATGTAGCCGTTCACAATCGTGTCGATGCAGTTATTGATGATGGCCATCTTAGCGAAGGCTTCCGTCTGGGTGAAGAAATTATCCAGCAGCGTGTAGCCGAAATGCGAAAACACATCCTTCAGAACACGGACCGCCCGTATGAACGGTGACATATAGTAGCCTGGCTTCAGGTTGATAGGATTGCCGTCCACATATTCCATGGTGTCGTTCTCGGCTTCGAAGATAGGCGTTTCGTTTTCATAAAAAAGCAGAGGGGCTGTCTTGGACGGCATGGGGACTCCCTGTTGCGCGTCGGTTGGAATATAAACAGTGAACTTGCACCCGTAGTTATTCAGGATTTTATAGTTCCAGCCGTAGTCTATATTGGAATCGTCGGTGAGCAGTACCGGAAAGATGGTGTAATCCGGATTGTTGTTATTAACGAGTGTTTTGCACCAGGCTATGCAGGATGCCACCGTATTGCCGGCTGCAGCAATTCGTTCGTCACCATAGATGTCACGCAGTTTGATATTGCCGATACGCGAATACAGGCTTCCGTCATTCATATAGAAAGACGTACTGATACTGCCGTGACGGGTCGCTGAAAGTACAGCCTGCCTACACTGAGCGTAGAATTCGCCATCCTGAATGACGGCATTCTTCATGATCGCCTTGCGCTTCACACCGAAAGCCTCCGGATGTCCTAAGATACGACAGTTGTGTGGAGAGGCTGGTATATCAACGGGGACTGTCTGTTCGCCGTAATCATTGAAAAAGGGATTCGTGCGCTCTACTGACAGCCTGGTACCAGGTGTGAGCTGTAAAGGCTCATTGGTTTCTGTATTTATAATTTTCATTTGCTTCCGATGTTACGTGACTGTTGCAATAACTTATTCTGACGGTCTATATCGTCGAGTGTTACGGTGGCCGGTATGCCTTGCTGCTCCATCAGTTCGATAGCTGCTACAAAACGCTCGATGAGTGCGGGGGAGAGTTGTGGGTTGAGTGTTGAGAGCTGGGCGTTGGGAGTTGAGGGTGAGAGAGAGCCACCTTGGGCGAAACCGCGCTGCTGGAGCATGATTTTATTAAGGTCAAGGGTTCGAATGGTACCTGCACGCTGAGCGCGATCGAGTACATCGAGCAGGGGGCGTACCGTCGGGTTCTCGACAGCGGCGTTACTGGCTATCCACTCCTTGGACTGTCCCGCTGGACCTTCGCCAACGATGACGGTAGGGCGGTCAACGAACCCGCGTCGGTTGGGGTCGTATTTCGCATGGAACATCCGTCCGTCCTGCTCGCGTTCCACATCGAGATATCCGCCTTCCTCTTTACCGGTGGCCACACGTGCACCTGCAGTAGAGGATGAGGAACTGCCACCCTTGAGGGTCATGCGCTTTACCTTTTCCCGTTCAGCATTGGCAGCAACCAACTGTGCCATACCGGTGGCACTTATCTGTGCAGCTGCTATACTTCTGGCAATAGGTCCCAATTCGGCATAAGCCTTCATGATAGAGGTAGCTGTGTCAGCTATAATCTGCGAGGCTTTCATGGCGAAGTTGACATCCGCATATTTCTTTTGAATCTCCAGTTGTTCCTGTGCTTTCTTCTCTTCCAGTTTGGTAGTATCCTTACCGGCTTTGCGTGCTGCCTCTATTTCGGCATCATACTTGGCATCGACATTCGCCATTTCCGCATCCTGCAGGGCACTGACGGCATTAGAGAACAGACCGTGGTAGTAGTCGAAAGACTCCTGCCACTTCTGTATCTTCATCTGTTTCTTGGCTTCCTCGTATTCCGTTTCGCTCAGCAGCCCCTGTTCGTGCTGCATCGCCAACTGCTCCATTTCAGCCTCGAAGAGTTCCTGTTGACTGACGATTCCGTACTGCTCCTTAATCTGCAGCAGGCGCTGCTGGTGTTCGCGTTCCAGATTCTCGATAGCCTGGTTTTTCTCTTCCGGTGAGAGTTCGGTGTTGCTGTTAATTTCGTCGATGGCGTATTGCTTCTCTTCCTGAATGGTGGTAATACCAGCAGAGGAACGTGCACGGAAATGGCGTTCGGAATCCGATTTAGCCCATTCGTCATTCAATTTCTTGATGGCAGCGGCATAGGCTTCCACGATACCCATTACACTTTCGCCATTCTCCTGGGCATAAGAGAGTGAAGCCTCGTAGTAAGCCTTCAGAACCTTCAGTTGAGCGTCGCGGTCGGCTTTCTCCCTGTCGGCTGCAGACATGCCGGCATTTTCCAGCTGCTGCATATTCTTCTGGTAGTCCTCAAAAGCTTTGAGCCTTGCCTTGTCGAAGTTGCTTTCTGCGATACGGACTTTATCCTGATACTCCTTTACAAGATTTTGCTTCCTACTGGTATCATTCAGGGTTAGCGATTCGGATTCCTTTGCGTATTTACGTTCTATCTCCAGCACACACTGTGCGTGTTCGGTAGCCTGGGAAAGCGTAATGGTATCGTATTCCTGCTGGGTGATATTCTTTTTTGCCAACTGTTCCTTCCACAGGCTTTGAATACGCTCGAAGTGCTGCTGCTCGATGGAAAGCTCTTCCTGACGGTTACGCTTCAGTTCGTCGATAGCCTTTCTGTCCGCTTCCCGCTTTTTCTGATCATCATTCGAGGTACCCTTCTTACCGACTGGAGAGGAAGACTTGTCTTTTCGGTGGCCGGTGACAACCACTTCGTCCAGTTCGTTGGCAGGTTTTCCTTGCTGAACAGACGGGGCAACGATTTTTCCGTTTTCAATTTCCTCAAACCCATCCTTAAACGCATTGGCTATTCCCTTACCCATCGCTTTTGCGTGCTCAATTTCTCTCTCAAAAGACTTCCAGGTATCTACCCAAAGACCGGCATAACCCTCCTTGATCATACTGAAGTTTTTCGTAAAGACACCTTCCACGATCTTCCCAAGGTTCACCATGCCTTTTCCTACCATCCTGACCGCTTCGTAGGCTGTCTTGGTTACGAACACAATAACCTCCCATACTGTCTTCAGAGCGACAACCATGTCGTTAAGTCCCCGTCTGACAGTCTTGGAAGAGTTATACATGTCGGTAAACTTCGAAACGGCTCCCTTGACTACTTTTACAAGTGTGCCTAAGAATTTCAAGGCGTGCACCTGTAAGGTAGTCCACATGGTGGTACCAGCCTCCTGGAGAGGCAACAGTTGTTCGCCCAGTTCCCGCTGTGCGTTCTGGACACTGGTAATAGCCTGTTGCTCCCGTTCTGCAGCACTCTCATAATGCTCTCCGGTTTCCTGTAGTTGCTGGTCGATGATACGTCCCACGGCGGTAGCCATATCTCCGCCCTTTTTCATCTCCTCGGTGATTTGTGCTGCAGAGATTCCCAGGTTGTCAAGTATCTGTTTCGACTGTCGGCCTAATCCCATGATGATGCTTTCTGTCAGGTAATCGACTGACTGTCCGGTCTGCTGTGCCTTGAGTTGCGCGAACTCCAGGTATTTGCCCAGCTGCTCAAGAGGCAACCGGAAGTCTTTTGCCCTGACCGCTGCTTTCATCAGCTCTATATCGTTGACGGTTCCGTGTGTGGCTTTGCGGAGATTGTCGAGCAGGTTTGGCTGGTTCAGTTGGTCGAAGGCATGACGGATACCGTCACTGGTCTTCGCCATCTCGATACCTTCATCTACGAGTTCATGTATTTTCCCGATAGCAGAACTGACAAGACCGATAAGGGTGCTAACCAGCCCGGTAACACCAGAGCCCATCATAAATCCCAAACTGTTCTTGGAGAAGAAAATCTCTTTCAGGCTCATGGCTTTCCCGTTGAGTTCGCTCATGCGCCCTTTCACTTTTTCCAGTCTTTTCTCCAGTTCCGTATAGGCTTCAGGATGCAGAGACTTCGAGGTATTATCCATTTGCCGCTGCAACTGTTTGGCTTCTTTTCGAAGCTGAGCCATGGTAAGGTTGTTGACGTTTATCTTTTTCGTGTACTCAGCTACAGCCTTCGAATTTGCGTTAATCTGTTTTCTTGTGTCATTGTACTGCTTTTGGAGATTCTTGTAATAGTCGGACTCCTTTTGCCCTGCTTTTTCCAGATCAACCATTTGCTTCAGACGTGCTGCATTCTCTTCACGTAGTTTTTTCGAGGATTTCTCCAGCTCGTGAATAGCCTGCTGAGCTTTTTCGCTCTCCGCGTCTATGATAAGGTTTACCCTGTCTTGTGAAACGTTTTTTGCCATAAAAAAATAGATATTCTTGTTATGATGCAAAAATATCTATTCTAAACGTATTAAGAAAGGACAATGTGAATGCCCTCCGGATATCTATTTCGGATTCAGGGCGTGCTCGAGTTGGCTGTGCAGCTGCTGACGTACCTCGTCGGTCAGACCGTAGCGGAGTTCGGGGAATACCTCGTGATAGAGAATGCCCCACACCACCTTATTATAGATATTAACACGCTTAGGCTTGCGACTCAGGTCCTGACGGCGGTACTGCATATCAAGGAACCGGAGGTGTGCGGGCATGTCGATATGGATTGAATAACGCCCGTCGCTGATCTGACGGTCGAACTGGTGGCTGGAGAGGAACGACTGCAGCCTGCCCGTCCGACTGTTGAAGCTGGCGGAGAAAACTTTCTGCTGCTCTGAAAATATCTTATTGACACCTTCAGTCATCGTCTCGTGAACGAATTTCTTGCGGATGAGCGATTCTGTTACCATGGTGACGGGTTATTGAATTGGTGGGCGCATACGACGGGCTGCATCTGCTATACCAAGCATATCGGGGGCGGTAGCGTCGATGAGCAGTGTCCACCCATAGCTGCTGAGTTCGGAGGCTACGAAGGGAATTACCTCCATTTTCTGCAGATTGCCTCGTGCGAGCCACTCTAAGCGTCCTGCGTCACAGTCTGCCATCAGGTGAGCCTGTACCTGCGACAGCAGTTCAAGGGCACGGTCGCTGGCAATGATGCGCTCCAGCATGTCGCTGGTCTGCTGGGGCTTGACGGCCACCGTCACAGCCACCCGCTGCGTCACCTCCAGAGAGCCCTGTTCGTTCTGCATGGTAAACTCCCCATAATCGGCATAGAGCCACGAACCGAAGAGCCGGCTGACACGCTGCTGCAAGTCTTCGAAGGTCTGCCCGTAAACGTAGTGCTTGATGTCCGGTACCAGTGACGTATCGGGCAGTTCGTCGAGCGCATCCAGCAGCTGCTGGTATTCGGGCATGTCCGAAGCGCCCATGGTGGCCATGGCTTTCACGCCGTCCTTGTCTGGGAACTTGGCAAAGTATAGGAATAAATCTTGTATGACCATATCTAAATGATTTTGGTGATTATCTCAATCGGCAATCCCGTTTCCTCGGCAATCTTATCCAGCTCCATCTTCATGCCGTGCAACTGTCGTACACTGTTAATAGTATTCTTACGCAGGATACGCAGATAGGTGAGCACGTTCAGCTGCTCTACCTCCGACGCGTTGCCCAGTCCGTCCTTAGACAGGTCGTAGAGCGCATCGGTCCAGTCGGTACTGATAGCCTTCGCCTTGCCTTTCTCGAATTTCGTCAGCAGTGAAAAGTCCGTCTTCTGAAACAGGAAGCTGTTCACGGCTTCGAAGTTTATCCGGACGGCTTGCAGTGTCGCGGCATCCAACTGTTCAAAATCTGTTGCCATGGCATGAGCCTGCTGGGAGTTGTAAGGCTCAGGAGCGTACAGGATGGCAGCCAGCAGTGGCAGACTCTTGGGCTTGCTGAGCAGACTGTGTGCCTCGATATACTGCAAGGCGGTGAGTGATGTAGTCAGACTGTCATGGCTCATCTCCGCCTTATAGCCGAAATACGTCATACCGCCTACCTTTAACGTCGGTATCATCTGACGGAAGAAACAGAGGTCGGGCAGGTAATGGTAGTCCAGTTGCATCAGCTGCTCCCGCTGGGGAATATTCAGGTGTTCCGGTTCTATGCGGATAGCCTGACCATACTCTTCATCGGTGAGTGTCTGCAGAGCAGCGTTATCATCGGGATATTGTATTTTGAAAAGGAAGGTCATCTGCTCCGACAGCACCACCAGATTAGCCAGCTGCTCTTCGTCGCGCATCTTATGCAGATTCCATCCCATCAGGTCACACAGCACATGGATACGAAGCATACCCACTGCCATTTCGCCCATTTTTACCTTACGCAGATAGTGGGCAAACCGGCAGAATACCTCGGGCGTCATCGCATCCCACGAATTGGGGATATCGTAATCCTTGCCTTTTACTGATATATCAATCTTATTCTTCATCATCACGGCATCATCACAATATTGTCTTCAGGAGTATTGTATGCCGACATGGAACTGACATCCAGATGGATGTCGGCTGTCAGCAGCGTGTCGATAGTCTCCAGCAGCTGGTCGGATTCCTGGTCCAACTGGTCAGCCAGTGCCTGTGCCTGCTCTCGCTCATCCTTACGCTGTCCGCTGACGGTGGAATCGTCGAACAGATTGCGGATGGTAGCCGGACATTCCAGGATATCGAACCGGCGCAAAGCGATAGCCACCACCTTCTTGGCCAGTACCAGATGCAGCATGTCCACTACACGGTCATTGTCTGCAGACTTCTCGAAATACGGCTCCATTCTGCTGTCTATCACTTCCTTCTGAATAGGCAGTGTGCGGAAAAAGAACAGCTGCGATCCGTCTATCGGATAGATGGCGTCGAAATCGTCGGCGGTCCGTATCCTGCAACTCTCAATCAGCTTCTGATACCGCGAATCCTTCCATGCTTTCCCCAGTTCACTGTCTGCAGTAGCCTGCATAATGGCTGTCAACAGGGTGTCGATGGCTGCATAGTAGTTTTCGGTATAACTGCGTTTCATCGCCTCCAGCTCGTACTTATACACATCCACGTCGTTCTTACGCCGGTTCACGGCATCGAACACCAGTTGTATGTTCAGTGTCATGTTGGCTGTCGCGATTCGCAGGGGCTCGATGATACTATCCTCATCGGTCATCCCCACTACCACGTTAAACACCGGTACGGTCAGTACCGACTGGATACGCTTACACGCCGTATTGAAGGCAGCCTGCATGTCATTGAGCGACAGACTGGTGTCAACGCCTGGAGCATAACCTGTAAAGGCTGCTAATGTCGGAAATAGGTCGGTTATCTTCATGCCTGTTGGTTGTTTAATCGGTTGTTAGGTTCAATATTCTCTTGTCGCTGTGGTACCTCACGGTAGAAGCCGATGCGGTAGCCCTGACGGTAGAGGTCGGGGAAATTCATGCGCATGGCCCAGTTCAAAGGCTCCGCACAGATTTCGTCCTCCGGTGTGAGCGACATGATGTAGATGAGATAGTTGTAATAGGCGTCGCTTCCCGACTTGGAGATAATGCCTTCCTTATCCACGGCACTGATGGCAGCATCCAGTCCGACACTCGACAGCAGCGCCTGTTCTGTGCGTTTGTCGTAGGTGATGAGCGCGTCGATATACTCCTTATACTTCAGGTCGATAGGTTCTATCTTCCACTCCTGGGTATGGCCCTGGGCGTCCATAAAACTGACAGTCGAATAGGCTTTGCCCTGGTTGCCCTCTCCGGAGAGATATTGCCCTATCTTGCGGAGTTCCAGACGCAGATACTGGATGAGTACCGTCTCGGAATATTCGGTACCAATCTCGATACCGTTGTACTTAATGAGTTCCTGGTTCTGTGCCTTGCGCTTCTGATTTTCCTTGCAGAGGGTGGTAATCTGGGTGCGCTTCGACTTCAACCAGGCATCGGGTACGATGATGTGTATCTTGGCAGCCAGTGAGTTCTTCAGGAACGAGTTGATGTAGTTCGCCGTGCGGTTCGAGCCCTGAATATAGGGGCGTGCACCCTGATGTGTCTCGTTCACGCCGTAGAACTCATCCACCGAACGCTCACGGTGATGCGATATCGCTGCATACAAATAATTGTCGGCATCGCGGAAATCGAACTTAGGATAGATTTTCCACCCTCCCCGCCCGAACATCCATTTTCCTACAGCCACATGGCGGAAGTCCTGATAGGTCACCATGTTATAAGCCACGTCCTGACGCTGGGTAGCCAGCAGACAGTATTTCGTTTCCATGTTCTCCAGTCCGCTGACAGACAGACCCATACCGATACGCTTGCCACGGGAGAAACGCCATTTCACAAAGAAGTCACCAAAGTAGTAGAAGTTCTTGATGTTCGTCTTCGAGAACTCTTCAGCCGACTGCATCCCGTAGTCTGGCCATGAAGCCAACCAGTCCATTACCTCGGGCAGATCCACGTACTCGCGCACTTTCTTTCCGTCTTTCAGCACCTGACGGTAGCACATATGGCCGTGACCATAGAGCATTTTTATTTCCTTTGAATACAGACGGGGCAATAGCCGGTTATGCTTGATCTCTTGCGTCACCTCCTCGATGAGCATGTTGTTATGCCCACGCATACAGACGTTATAACCCTGCACACCCAACCACTGGTGTTCGTGTACATAATGTCGCATGTCCGACGGCAACATCATCGTCATGCCGTCGTTCATGAGCTGTTCCCCCAACTGGAACGACAACAGGTTGCCGTCCATCTGGTAGTTGCCCACGTTGCCATAGATTTCTATTGAGTCATTCATCTCCTAACCAATTTATCTTGTGAAGTTTATATCCGTCTTGTGAGAAAGCCATATAGCGTATCAGGATGCGGTAGCACATGCGGGGCTCTCCGTCCCCGTCGGTAAACAGCAGCAGGTTGTCGCTGTTGATATCTATCTTTTCCTGAGGCATCTGCGTTCGCCATTTGCAGTGCTCCTTGATTACAGGCTCGTCACTGGCTATGTCGCGCCGTCTGGAGTAGGGAAAGAACACCAGGGTGAAGTCTCCCTGAGGCAGCTTCGATAGCTCTCTCGCCCACTGCATGGCACTGATGCCGTCCAACTCTATTCCTGTCTGCTGTTCCATGTCGCAAATTTACACCTTATATTATATAATAGAAAGGACACTCATATTTCCCAAGGCCTATAGGCCCATGCACATCAAAGCGTCTTCCCAGCGGGGCGTGCGCCTTTCCGTCGTGCATTTTCCCCGATTTTCACTTCTTTTGTGCCTAATCGGCTGACTTTCAGCCGTTTTATTTTTCAATCGAAGCGAAATAAGGTTATTATGACGCCTTCTCGCGAAAATATCCGACTAAATGACGATATTATCAGGCAAATCCGTGGGATAATTCGACAGTTCTTGCCGGCATTGCTCGGCATAAAGCCCATAAAGCAGGTAGATGAAAGCCGACGGCAACTGGGTGGTCAGTCCTGCCTGGTTCTTCAGACGCTGCTTCCGTTCACTCGACTTGTCGAGTTCTATCTTACCGCCCACCTGCTTCAAGGGCGATATCATGATGGCAGAACAGAGATTCTTGCACTCGTTCTCGTCCACACGGATGCGGGGAAGCAGGTCCGACTGCTCCGAAAACAGCATCTGCAGCAGCTTGTACTGTTGCCAGTGGTAGATGGTACCCTGACTCTCGTTATAGAGGATGACCGAAAATCCCATCTGCTCCAGCTTCTCTTTCATCATGCGTGAATCGGTGGTTATCTGCTCCAGTTCCTCACGTGTCTTGTTTCCTGCACGGTCCGGATAGAGGTGGATGGTCTTATTATACGCGTCATGCCCGAAAAACTGGTACACCTGCTGAGCCAGATCGTCCTGCGTGTCGGTGGCATAGCTGAAGAACTCCTTGATAGTGTCCAGCCGCTGGCCGTAGTCTTTCTGCTGAGCCACTATGAGACTGGAGAACTTACCCGGGTCGTAACCCATGTAGAGGGGTTCCCTGGCATCATAGTGCTTCAGGTAATGGGCTGTCAGCAGGAAATGATCCTGCAGCGACAACTTCATAATCAGGTCATCCTTGTAGGAGTCGCGGAACTGATGACGGTGACGGTCGTAGGCTACAAAGAAGCGGTTCTGCACCTCACGGTGACGGACAGCACAGATAGAGGTCAGGAACTCATCCATATCCAGTGTTTCCAACTGAGTCCGGAAGAACTTAGGTCCTAAGATATCCTTATTGGCAAACGATGATGCACGGATATAGTAGATGGCATTCTTGCGCATACGTGCCAACCTCGGCTTCCAGATATTAACCAGGTGCTGCAGTTTCTGCTGCTCCAATCGCAACTGTTCCATCATGACGGGATTCTTCGTTTCCCTGAGCTGCTGTTCCACCATGGTCATCTTGAGCAGCTGTTTGTTCAGATAGAGGGCAACGGTGGCTATCTCACTGGCCAGTTCCGGATTGCATTTCTTCTCGTATTCCTCGAACCAGGCATCCTCTCCCAAATCCACACGGGCGGTATCGCTCACGCCCGTAACTCCCGCATAATAAGGACTTTTACGAATTTCCGCTGAACCTCCACGTAAAGCAGGAAACAGGCGCGATCGTAGTTTTTCGCCTGAGTTATGTTTCATCTCCTCGACGAAGGCGTGCACGGCATTGCGTCCTGCCACCGATTCGGGCTGGTCACTCGACACCAGTTGCAGGTGGAACCCGTTACGGAATACCACCGAATGTTTGGCATAAGTAATGGGATATCGGGGCTTACGGAAATGCTTGGGCAGGTTGGCGGTACCAACCACGTAATCGACACCCTCTTCCAGTAGCTGACGGGTCTGGCCGCCCACGGTGACGGGTCGTGCAAACGATGCCTGGATATTGGGCCAGACGTTCGCAATAAGTGCTACGAAGGTCTTATGTACCAAAAAACCCAATTCTCCAGGCATCGAGTCTGCCACACGGATAATCCTTGGCGTCATGACACCCTCAGTCTTACCGGTGGCACGTCCCAGTTCACAGTATAGCATGTTAGGGTCAATCAGATTGGCCAGCATCTGCACCCTGTTCAGATAGGTTTGTTCGAAGAGTTCATAGTTCATAGTTCATAGTTTATAGTTCTTCGATGATTTCGGCTTCCTGGATATCGGCATCCTTGAGGATGCGCTTCTTTTCCAGCGATTCCAACGGCAACTGATTGATGATCTTCAGGTATTCCCCGTCATTATCCTTACGCGCAATTTCCTTCAAAGACTTCTTTTCCAGTCCCATCAACTCCGGTGTGATATCTCCATGGAACAGCATGGTGACACCCAGTGAACGGTCGGTATCGGCAATCTCGGCTGCACGGCGCCGGCATTCCAGGGCACGCTCTGTGGCTTTCGCCTGTGTCTTCAGGTCACCCTTCATGGCTGCAAACTGGGCTATCTTCTCGAATTGGTCGGCATAGATGGCTTCCCATACCTTGATGGACACGTTCTGATCGACATGGAAGAAATTCAGGGCTTGATAGACACGTGCAACGGCGGTGCGCTGCTCCATCTTGATGTGATGCCCATCAGCGGTGCACTGCTCAGCAGCTACGCGCTGCCGCAGTTTGGTAGCACAGCGGGTGATACTGCGTTCCGTCTCGTAGATTTCGACAGCCCATTGTAGCTGCTGGATGAACAGACGAAGTTCCTTTGGGATGGCTTCACACTCACCTGTAGCCAGAAAACCGGCTATCAGGTCGGGATGCAACTCCCCTATCTGCTCTAAGTAGGTTTCTTTCTTCATACGCCAAACAGTTCCTTTCTGAGCTTCACTTCCTTCCCGTACTGGTTGAGTTTCGCCAACAGCTCGATAGCATCGGTATCGCCCTGCTTGCTGAGTTCAGTCAGTTTGTCGAGGATTTCCTTGGCATCAGCTACTGCCGACATTTCATCGGCTATGCGCTTCAGCAGTTCGTTGTCAAGATTGCTCATGTTTGTTTTCTTCCTGTTCAAGTATCAACCGAAACAGACGTTCCCGTTCCTGATGGCGTTCCAAAGCATCACGGTCCTGCTGACGGCGGTCCTTACGGTCCTTACGTTTCAGATAGCTCTTATATCTGCGGATGTTATCGAGCGTATTCTTGTGACGGCGAAGGAATTCTGAGGGGTCGCGGTGCAACAGCTGACGGAGCTGGTTGATTTCCGAACGCCCTGCAAGCAATGGGTGCTTACAGAGGAACTTGCCAGTATCGTTAAACGATTGCAACTCGTCGAACGCCTGGAGATTACGGATACGCAGTTCTGCCATTTCCTTGACAGCTTCTTCCGTGGGTTTGGTCTCCAGCAGTTCGTCGAGTTGCTTCATACGCCGCCATGTGTTGATGCGGTCGTTGTAGAGGATAGTAGCCTGTTGAACATCCTGGTCCTGAAGGTTCAGCCAGTCTATTTTGGGGTATTCGTCTTCTTTGGAGAGCCTTTTTTTGCTGTCTTTTTTTTTACCTCTTTCTTTTCAGGTTTCTTTTCAGATGCCTGTGTCTTTCCAGACTCCGGTGTCTCTTCAGATGTCTTTTCAGATGTCTTTAAGGGTGTCTTTAAGGGCAAAGAGGCAACAGCCAGTCGGTTCCTCACAATCTCATCGCGGCTGCATACTTTCAGCAGCTCGAAAAGGATATCACCTGCATGATGCTTAGGAGAAACACTGAACTCAGCCAGTCGTGGGTGTTTCGGATTCTTTTCCTTCAGCAACTGCAAGTCAGCAGCCGCTGACTCCTTGGACAGCAGCTGCTGGTGGTGTATTAAACGTTCACGTTCGCTATACATAATCTTCCGTGTTTAGATTCAAGTTCCTGGATTGACTGCAGGGTTACCTTCCAGAAGGCTATTAATGCTCTCGCCTTCCGTCCAGCCAACCAGCAGGTCCAGATATACAGAATTGCGCACAAAGGTGAGCGTCGAGTAGCGGCCGTCGGCATCGTTCTTGGTCTCGGTATTGTTGAGCACCATGGGGCGCTCTGCCTCTCCGATGATGTGCCATACGGTATCCTTGATGTGTTTGAACAGGATGATGAACTTTCCTCCGGAATATTCCTCTATGAAATTCTTCAAGGCTGTACGGTCTCCGCCCATGATGATGGTAAAGGTATTGGTACCGGTGGTTGTCACATCGCCTTTCTCACTGTTCGACAGCAACGTCGGAATGGTATGCGCTTCGAAGTAATGCGCCGCCTCTCCTGGTTTCAGAATACTCTTAACTATCGTCACTATACGGTCAGCGTCGGGCTGAGGGAAAGTAAACTTATCAGCCAACTGATCGGTGGCAATCAGAACTACCTGATAGGCAATCTCCGAACCGTGGGTGTCACGGTCCGACACATCGTCGATGCTTCCGACGAGGGCCATGGTAGCCAGAGACATACCAAAACCGGCTGAAGCACTGGCAGGTTCGCACCATGACCACAGCATCAGACAGATAGCAACTATCCACAACACGCAGGTCACCATCTGACGCTGCTTTTTGTTGGCGTACTGGGCTCCCTTGCGGGAAAGCCCAGTGCCCAGTATTAATAGATGTTTCATAACTTCAATCTTTCAATTTTTTTAGTTCTTCAATTTTCACTTATCCCACGTAGTGAGGATTCAGCTCGCGATTGATGGTACGGGTACCACCCACGCAGCGCTCCAGTTCCAGGAACTTGTCGCCTGCGGTGTTCAGGATAACCATCAGATAGTCGCCTACAGCTGTAGGAGTCCATGCCGACTTGATGTCAGCGAACTTGTCAGCCTTGGCAATCGTGGTGGCATTGGTAGTAGCACCACACTCGATGATGTAGGCTACACCCTTCTTGGCACCCTCGATATCGGTAAGGGCGGTAGCTGCTTCGTTGGCAACCGTCTCGAACCAGAATCCCTTGGTGGCATCAGCCTTGACAGCACCTGCAGCGAGAGCCGTACATGGCTTATTGAGGAAAATCTGCTGGAACTCGAAGTCGTTAGCCTCCAGTTCTGCCTTGGTAGCGAAATGACGTCCGACGAAGGCTGCAGAGGTACCTTCCTTCCAGGTGCTCCATGCACGTACCATCTCCATCTGCTGCTCGGTCTTCACAGCCATCATCTCACCTGGCAGATACTCCAGGAACTGGAGGTTGCCTGGTTCCTGCATCATCATGAACTTCAGGTTGCCCAGATATGGCAGCCAGATGATGGGCACCTCGGTGTCGGGAACGACGTTGGCATACGAGGCAACACCGGCGAAGTCGGTATCCAGATGGAACTGGGTGCGGATGCACTTCAACCACCATGCCTTGTGACGCTCGTTCAGATAGAGCACCTTACCGCTCAGCGTCTCATCCTCTGCCAGATGAGTGCGTACCTCGTCAACGAACAGCTTCACAACAGTGAGCATGGTTGATTCGGTGTAGTCACGAACAGCCTTATCCTCATCGTCGGTCACGAGCAGCTTATTGCTGTGAACGTAGTCAATCAGACGATAGAGAATACCGGTGGAACCAGTCAGATAACTGCCTGCAACACCAGCCTCGGGCTTTACATAAACACCACGTACACGACGGATGTTCTGCTCACGCTGAGCTGTCAGCAGGCTGTTGAGCAACTGGTACTCAATCATGTTCCACTTGATAGGATCGCTGCCAGAAGTATTCAGATAACCGATATACTTGCGCTCGAGTTCCTTCATGGGACCCCACTTCATCTTCATCATCGCATCGTCAACGTAGCCGCGCTCGTTTTCGATCTTCATGCCGCCCTTATAGACTTCACCTTCCTGCCATGCCTGGCTGACTTCACCGAAGAAGGCATTGAAGATAACGTCGTTATCCTGAATACCATAGCGAACAGGGAAGTAGTCGGTCATCTGACGGGTAGCGAGCACACGGGCGATGATGGCATCCTGACGGCGAACGGTGAACTGAGTTCCCATATTACCCAGGTTGTCAACACCCTCATAGTTGGTAGAGAACTGACCCTCTGCCAAAGCTTTGGCATCGGTCATGCCGTTCTGCACCAGATACTGCATACGCTTCATCAGCGAGATGCCGTACTCGCGGGCTGCCTGATAGAACTTACGCTCATCTTCCTGAGAGGCTTCACCCAAAGCAGCAGCTGCTGCAGGGTTGGCTGCAATCTTGTTCCAGCGCAGGTCCATGGCGTACATAGGTGCCTGGGCACCGAACAGATACTCGGGAGTATTGCCGAAACCGTGCAGGCTTACGACAATAGCCTTGCCCTGCTGTACGGGCTTATCCTCGGCTGGACGCTTAGCCATCTCACCCATCTTGGCACCCAGTGCGTTGATGGCGTCGATGATACCCTGCTGGGTAGCAGGCTTCTCTTGCTGCTGCTGGGTAGTGGGAGCTTGCTCACCACCGGCGGTGACAACAGCTGCATAGATGTTGTTCAGCAACTCTTGCTGCTGAGCGTTCTGAACCTGAGCCGCTTCAGCGTTGATGTCATCCTGCAGCGTCACCTTGTAGTCACGCTGGTAGGCTTCGCATACCTGCTGGAACTCCTCGTTGGTCAGAGCTTTCTCGTCGAACTTACTGGTGAAGCCTAAGGCCTCCAACACAGTCTTCAGTTTTTCTTTCCAATTCATAAACTAAACAATTTAATACTAAAACAAACAAACTTTATCAATTAAATGGCATTGTAAATGGTCTTGTAAACGGCATCCTAAATGGCATTGTAAACGGCTTGCTTCTTACGGGTGGTCTCGCTCCACTTGCGTCCCAGTTCCGCACATTCCTGAGCTGCTTGCTCCAAGGTACGCTGACCGTCACACAGTCCTATCTCTTCAGCAGTATCCGTAAAGAAGGTTTCGCCTCGCAATACGGGAGCGTCATCGGGCAGGTCGGAGAGTTTCTTGCGCTGCTGACGGACTTCCTTCAGGAATGCGTCGTTCAGCGGATTGAGCACTTCCTTGATGTACTGCTCAGCCTTACCTTTACGCAGATCGTCGAACATCTTATTCTTCAGATCGCTTTTGTCAGCCTTGGCTTCCACCAGCTTGATACCCAGTTTCTCGTAATACGGCTGGAAGTCGTAGAACGAGGTCATGGTACCGATACAACCTGCGAAGTCGAACAGGGTGGTGGCATATACCTTCTGACCGTGACAGCCGATGTAGTAGGCTGCACTGCACGCCATCTCGTAGAGGGTGATAACGGGTTTCTCCAGCTTACGCAGTGTCTCACTGAGGCGGTCGAGGTAATAAGCCTCGCCGCCTGGTGAGTTGATATGTAGCAAGTGGCTGGTGATTTGCGGGTTCTGTTCTGCTGCCAGCAGGTCTTTTTCCAGCTGTTTGGATGAGAACGCCCATCTGGATTCAGCAGTGACGATGCCCCAGATACGGTGATAAGCCACCGAATTTTCCTTCAGTTCGGGCGATGAGAAGTCAACGGTCAGGTGGAGTTCCTCGGGGAACTGCTGCACCACTTCCTTCACTTCATCCTTATAACTCTTGGGTTTGAGGAAAAAATTGGATGGAGTCATCGGAAAGGCTTCCACCATCAGCCGGCGGTAACCGTCGGTCGATATCAGCAGCGGCATATCGCTCAGTAGTATGTGTTGTAACTCATTCATGATGTTGCAAATATACATTATTATATATATAACTGAAAGGACTTTATAGCGAGAGTGGATTCCGTATCATCTCGCACGCGATGGTGAGGGTGGCTGACTGCAACATAGGCGACAGTATCACACGGGCGGGCATGTTGCTGTCACCGATGACATGACAGGCACCGCTGTTATCCCAGACTTTCACCTGACAACTGCGCTCATAGCGGAAAAACTGACGTACCACGGCATCGGGCGGGTCACAGACAATCTGCTTCCTGCAGTTCCAGTAGGTACCGCCGTCATCACTATCTGCTGCGAACTCCAATTCGAAGGGCTCACGTGCCATCAGGTCGAAGGCATCCGTGACGGATCCTTCCAATGGCACTATCTGGATATGCTGACCAAACTCTTTCATAATTTCAAAAACTTCAATCCTTCAATTCTTCAATCCTTCAATTCTTCAATTCTTCATCCTTCCGCGCTTGGTCCACTGGCATTACCGCCTCCGCTATTATGCGTCGTGGTGTCGGTATTCACGCTGCTGTTCTCGGAATCCTTGGCCAACTCGAAACGGATATCCTGGAGCATGACAGCAGGATGATTGAAACCGCGTACCTGACGGGTCACGAGAACAGCTGCACCATTGACAATCTTGGCTGCACGCGCCTCACTGGTCTTGCCGTTAGGCACACTGACTGTCTCAGGACTGAAGATGACGTGGGCTGACTTGACATTACTGGCACTGCACGCTTCCTTGGTGTCACTGGGACTGCTGGTGACACCTACCTTGAACACACCGATGTTGTCAATCTTGATCTTCTGACCCATCTCAAAGAAGTGCTTCATGGCTGAGCCCAACTCATCGAGCACGGCCTTGATATCGCTTCGCTTGACAGTACACTGGGTCTGGATGAAGGCTGCCAGAGCTTCGGTGGTGATAAACTGATTATCGTAAACGGGACGAACGTAGTACTTGCCATAAGCAAGTGACTTATCGTTCAGGTTTTTGTAGATCTGTACTTTCTGTGACATAGTATTATATACATTTATAAATAATAAGCACTGCAAAGGTAATCCATAAGCGGGGCAGTACAAAGGCTATACTCTGCAGCCTCCAGTCCATAACTTTGCAACCTCCAACCCATAGCCTTGCAGCCTCCAACCCATAACCTTACAACCTCCACCCCGTAACCTTATAACCTCCAACCTGCAACCTTATAACCTTTAACCTGTAACCTTATAACCTCCAACCTGTAACCTTATAACCTTTAAAAGGGACAATCCATGCCGTTTGAACAACGTTAATTCTTCTTAAATTTCAGCGATTTTTTGTATTTCCTCACTTTTTTAGGGTATGCACGGTGTCTGTAGCGCCTGAAACTGCGTATCAGAGCGTCTTCCGTAATGCTCTCCAATCCGTGACTCCGGATGAACGATCGCACCACCTCGAGGTTGCTCACGGGGCGCCCCTGCATCTCATTGTCCATCATGATGCCGTAGAACTCGAAGTTGAACCGGCGTCTGAGCCAGTGTTCTATCTTCAGGGCTGACTTGGGCGACAGGTAATAGTAGTAGCGGATGTTCTTCAGAACGCCGTCTTCGCACTGGGTCCGGTGGGGCAATATGATGTCCAGATTGGTATCCGTCCATTCATGTGCATTTGCAGACGGCTTGGCCATCAGTTCATACACCAGGTGGTAAAACTCGGAGGTGTAAGGAATTTTTATGGCGCCGTTTCTTCGCGCACTGCCCCAGCAATTTTTTGCATACTCCGCCAAATAGGGTTCTATCCTGATGGAGGCAATTCCATTTTGAGAGTGTTTTTTCCAAATGCTCATTGGGATGCTTATTTTTTACGTCAAACCGTCCTACCGTCCTACAAACAAGTTTTGGTTTTTAGGGTTTATCGCTGCAAAGATATGAAAAATAATCGAATACACTAACTTGTTAAAGGAAAACTTTAACTTTTTTGACATCTACGAGCGTCCTACAAACCGTCCTACACGTCCTACAAACCGTCCTACAAACCTCGAAAATGGGCGATTTTCGGTCAATTTAGGATTCTTAACACTCTCCAGTCGCCATCCTACAAAAATTTTCGCCGTCCTACATCGTCCTACATAAATCCTACCATCCTACATATTCTATATCTATATTATATTTATTATAAGTTATTGATATATAGGAAGATAGGCGGAAATTGTTCAAAACGCAGGTTGACTGAAAAACGCATTTTGTAGGACGGTAGGACGGTAGGACGCACTTTTTGCGAAAAATATTTTTCAGAATCATATTTTAGAGGTTTTTTGTGCAAATTTGGGGGTACGGGGGTTTTCATGTCTCTTTGGGAATGGAAAATGTAAAATTAATCGAAGCGGGGAAATAGCGGTAAAATTCCGCAGGATTCTCGCCTTCTTTTCGTAACTTTACAATTAGATTGGGGGAGTATATACCTTTTATAAGGTATTTAGGGAAAAGGTATCAGGTTATAAGGTTGGGGGATTAGTAACGTAGTTGCAGAAAAAAGGGGAGCGCGTCATCACGACGAACTCCCTTTGGTTTTATGGACACGGTATGCGTTATCCCGAATACAGAAAACTAAACTATATAATTAAGTGTTACCATAATTCCAGTTGTTTATGAGTTTTACTTCTTATGGGTTCGGTTATACTCGTTAGAGTATTGGCTCCGCTGCTTGTTTGACATGCTTATTATATCATGAACATGGCGGAACATGTTTACCTCACGGATGACGTGCTTTAAATCAGTCACGGGGAGAGATAACAGATTGCTATTAAGAACAAGTTTATTCATTACGTACAAGGATTTATTCATTCATCAGAAGCATCTCGCATAGATAGTACGCAATCATTTTCTTCATCCCAATCATCATAACTTTCATGGGAATCACAATCTCCAGTGGTCATACCGCCATGGCACATAGCCATATACCAAAACGCACAATCTGTGCACATGTCCATCATATTTATTGCCATATTTCTATCTAATTGATTAATTTTATTCCATATTTCTCCATGAACAACTTACGCGCCCATTCGGGTGCTTTGTTCTGAAACACGGCACCGCTTTCGTTCTTGTCGTTGTCGTGTTCGTCACGATACTGCTCCAGTTCCTTGACGTATTGCTGAATAAGCTCTACCAATTCAGCGTCGGGCGATTCACCGCCTTCCACATGGTACATCTTTTCAATGTGGTGGATGTCCTGAAGATACTTATCGTTATAGGTAAGTGCCTCGTTGTTGCCGTGAACGTAGGTGACGGCAAGGATTCGGGCTGCTGTGTCGCGCCCGATGGCTGGTGTGCCAATGGCAGCAAAGGCTCCCAGCCAGTCACGATACAGTTCTGATGCGTGTTCCATATTGCTTAATATTTGCCTTTGCGTACTTTCTTTTGTCCGTGCTTGCGATAGAGAGGATTGAACTCGGCATCACATAGGATGGTGTCGTACACCTGTTCATAGGTGTATTCCTTCATGGTCTCGGCTATCTGCGGAATGGTGAGGTCTATCTGTATCTTCTTTCGCAGTTCGTCGCGCTGTTCGTCTGTGAGGTCTATCACCTGATAGTCACCCTCCTTGTATTTGTTCATGCGGTCGAGTTCCTTCTGTTTCTCTTGGCGTTCTATCATCTGGCTTTGCTTGATGCCCCAGCGGTGCAGCCAACGGGCAAGGGTTTTGCGGTCGATGTTAAAGTTGGCAGCGAGCCTGCGTTCGGGTACTCCCCAATTATACTGCTCAATGATTTTCTCTTTCTGTTCGGGCGGACACATCACGTCGGGGTCGGTCTTTCCTCCGATGGGGCGACCGAGCAATACTCCGAGCTTCATACGCAGTTTCAGTCCCTCCTTGGTACGCTGTCGTATCATCTGACGCTCGATTTCAGCAGCCAGTCCGAAAGCAAATGCAAGCACCTTCGACTGAATGTTATCGTCAAGCGCGAAGTTGTCTTTGACGGTGTAAATCTTGCACCCTGTCTTCATGCAGAAGTGCAGAATATCCATCACCATATAAAGGTCACGTCCCAGTCGGCTTATCTCAGCCGCTATCACAATGTCGTCTTTCTTCAGCTTCTTTAGCAGCGGGCCGAGGTTGCGTTTGTCGGGGTCTTTGCCGCCGCTCACACCCTCGTCGGTGATGTATTCGTCAATCTTCCATTCGCGGGCTTCGGCAAACTTCACCACACCCTGTTTCTGTGAGTTCACGTCCTGTTCATCCGATGATACTCTCAAATATCCGTATATCATAGTTCTTTTATTTTATTTGTTTATAGTCACATCGGAGCACCAATGTTTCTGTGATTTCCGTGATTTCTGTGTGACATTAATATTAGAATACATCTCCATCCTTCTGCCACAGACTGCCATGTTGGGGTTCCTGAGGGGGCTCTGCCGGCTGCTGAGATTCTGCAGCAGGGGACTCATCCTCGTAGTCACGGCGGAAGTCGATACTGTAGGCCTGCATGAAGGCGTCGTAGTCGATGATGACAGCACTGGTAATGGTACGGCGGGGTTCCTCTTTCTTGATGACCTTATCAACAGCAGGGTCGTATTCCTCGATGACCTCCGTCCACTCGAAGCGGTGTGACGGGGTAAACCCGATGTACGACGGATGTGAACGCAGGTTCTGCTCGATGGTGGCCAGTGACGATCGGTCGCTGTTGTAGCCGTTGCGGTCGAAGATGGCATAGGTGGCCTGCAAGCGAAGGAACATGATGTTCTGCCCTGGTTCGAATATGAAGGTACGCTGATTGCCGTCGGCATCCTTTCCGGATACACTGCGAGGCTGCTTGATAACAAACTCGCGGCGCTCCATGACCTTACCTACATCTATCATATTGTTGACGGCTGTAAAGAACATGGCCAGCTTGTCGGTAGAACGGATAAGTGACAGCTGCCAGTCAATCTTCCCACGGGCTATCCGGAAGAATTCCTCGTAGGTGAAAGGCAGGTGCATGTCACTGTAACGCTCCAGCAGCTTGATGGTAGCAAGGAAGAGCGACACGGTCTTCATCAGACGGTCGGTCTCTCCGCTGTTGACGATGCCGTTACGCAGTTCGTTGTAGGCTTCCTGCTTCAGACGGCGGAAATGGTCCATTACCATGGGGCGGAGTTTAAGAACCTGCATCAGCACATTGGAGAGACCTACCTTCCCAGGATCCTCGATATCCTTCAGGTGCTCAAAGAGGCGCGAGGCTTCCTGACTGCGGTTCTTGGGCTTGGGCACCTCACAGATGATGACACGTGACATCAGGGCGTTATCGTCACGCTGGGGCATTTCCTGACCGCACAGGATAACAGGTGTGAACACCTTGTCGGTCTCGAACTCCTTACCACTGGAGCCCTTGCGCTTCAGTTTCTCTTCGCCGTCATAGACGATGGACTTCAACGCCTGGAACTTCACCTCACTGATCGAGGCATTGTTGTATTCGTCGAGTACCACGGGAACATCACGGAAAGCCGACATATACGACTGCATGGCAGCGTCGGTACCGGTATTGAGGTTGAAGATGCTCTGGTGGGGACTGACGAACAGCGAACGGATGGAGACGGCTATCTGGGTCTTTCCGGATGACATAGGACCGACAAAGAAGGGAGCCGTAAACAGGCGGTCGATGCAGTGGATATTCGAACGGAAGGCAGACATGACGGCAAACAGTACTGCCCATTTGCCATTATTGTTAATGGAGTACACGCGGTCCATCAGCGACGCCCACTCGTCGAAACTGATCTGTTTTTCTTTGGGCACCTCCCTATACACGAACTGGGAGATAAGCTGGTATTTGTCCTGACGGCGGCGGTTGTCGATATAGATGGTAGAGAAGGCAGGCAGGTAGTAGTTTTTCTTCTGATGGGTCACGACACCCAGTTCATCGATAGGGTCGAACTTCATTTCATCGCCTACCACATGACAGATACCGTTGGCGAAGGCAAAGAACTGTTCCTCGGGGCGCCGGCTCATGCCTTCCTGCTGCTGGTTGCCATATACCTCCACCTCACTGCACATGACGTAGCGGTACGACATCCATTCACGGATCTTGCGCCAGAACTCATCCTTGCCGTTCGAGAAGTTGATACCTTCGTAGTTAATCAGCACATCCTCAATGGTGGACATCTTGAGCAGCTTAGACGATATGACCTCGATATATACGGGCGTCTCGTACTTACGGCGGTTCACCCTGATGACACGCTTATTCTGTTCGAAATCGTCGTTATAGATGTGCAGCAGGGGCTCCATGTAGAAGTCACCCACCTGCACCATGCCACCGCCATAAGGGTTCCGGAATAGGTAGCACACGGGATTGCCCCTCTTATTGAGACGGGGATAGAACTGGTATTCCTTCCACATCTGGGCGTATTCGTCGTTGTCGGTGACGTACTGAGGGGGATTATAAGGGTCGTAGTAATCGTCGCTATCATCCAGTCCGTCGCTCATCATGCTTACCTTCTGCTGACTCTTGCGCTGCTGCACGAAGGGCTTGCGGATATCGTCGAACTCGCCTTTGGTAAGACCTAAAGCCTTGCAGTACTGGGTGCGGTTGATGGTGATAACGGTTTCCTCGACATAGGCGGTCAGTTCCACACAGCGGGTCACCAAGGGCACCTTATCGCCATTGTAGAGTTCCAGGATACGGCGGTGGGCGTTGATGTAGAAGTCAAGGAAGGGTTCGATATGGTCACCACACGATACGTCGATGCGGGCACCGGCTCGGAATGCAGCGGCAAGGGCTCGCAGGTAGTCGCTTTCCTGACCGTTATCACCTACAACAGCGCCCTTTTCATCGGCAACATAGTAGCTGTAGGCTTTACGCAGTGCCAGGATATCGGTTTCATTAGGCATACCGGCTATAAGCAGGACGGGCTCTTCGTCGAACTGGTCGATGAAGTCCTGCAGAGAGGCGGTGAGGATGATAGGCTGGTCGTTCTGCACCTTCTCGCTGACAACATCGAGGCCATAGATACCAGGCTTAACACCCTCGCCCTGCTCGAGAGCTCCTGCCAGTTTGGTCCTGAAGCCGCGAAGCTGCTCTTCCAGTGTCGGTTGTTTGATGCCATAGTCGCGTGCCATGGACTTCAGATAATCTTGTCGGAGTCCGGCATCCTGTACACAGGCTACCAGCGACAGTATCTTATTGCGCTTCTCACTGATGATGTTCTCATCCTTGCATCCATGGGGGATGAGCATTTTCTTGAAGGCCTTGGGGAACGGCTCGGTATAGTCTTCCAGCAGCTGCTGGGTGCTCCTGACCTTTGGGCAGACGGGCGATGCGGACGGAAAAACCTGCCTTCAGTAGTATCTCGCAGTTTTTCAGGGCTGCTTTCTGTCCGGCTGCATCGGCATCGTAGATCATCACGACTTTCTGAGTGAAACGCTGGATGAGCTGCACCTGTTCAGACGTGAAAGCGGTACCGCTGCCACCGATGACGTTCTGCACGCCATAGCGGGCAAGACTGAGCACATCGAACTGGCCTTCCACGAGGTAGGCGAATTCCTGCTTGGCAATGGCCTTGCGTGCCTGGTAGAGCCCGAACAGGTGATGGCCTTTGGTGAACAGCGGGGTCTCTCCGGTGTTCACATACTTGCCGGCATTCTCCCTGGGTGTCACCAGACGGCCACTGAATCCCACTACCTGACCACGCAGGTTATAGAAGGGAAACATCACACGGTCGCGGAACACATCATAGTCGCCCCTGTCAGAGGTGGCCACAACACCTACTTCCTTCAGGATATCGGTGTTGTAGCCCTGCCTCTTCAGGTTATCTACGGCGGCATTGCCTGCAGGGGCATAGCCTACACCGTAGTCCGCAAGTACCTGTATGGTCAGATCATCATAGCCGCGCTGAGCAAGGAAAGAAGCAGCCTCGCTGAGTCGCGACTGGTAGAACTTGGCAGCAGCAGTGATGGCTATCTGTCGCGCCTCGCGCTGCTTGATTTCTTCCTGCTCTTCGTCGGTCATCTCGCGCTTAGGCATCTCTATGTAGTATTTCTTACAGAGCCACTCGATGGCCTCGATGAAGGTCAGGTTCTCGTGCTTCATCAGGAAATGGATGACGTCACCACCCTCTCCGCATACGAAGCACTTAAACGTCTGACGAACCGGAGAGACCATCATGGACGGCGTATGGTCGTTATGGAACGGGCAGATGCCCTTATAGTTGACTCCCGCTTTCCGGAGTGTCACAAACTCGCCTATCACTTCGACGATGTTGGCAGCCTCCTTCACTTTTTCTTTCGTCTTCTCTAAATCCAGCATAACTCTTAACTATGAACTATGAATGATGAACTATGAACTACTGAAACAGTTCCATCTGTCGCGACTCGAGGGCTTCCACCCTGGTGATGCCCAGGTACTCGGCAATACGCACGTATTCCTCACCCATAATCTGCTTGCGACCGAAAAACAGGTCCCAGTAGCGCTTCTGTGACATCTGTACGCTGTCGTAGAAGGCACGCGAGGGCGTGAAGTCTTCCAGATTACGGAACTTCACCTTCAACAGTTCCACCAGCAGATTGCGTTTCACCTTAGGACTGCCTGGTGTCAGCTTATGACGCAGACAGTAGAGGCGTACGGAACGCTCAGTACGCCCCAGGTGACGTGCCATCTGACTGTAGGTCTGCTTACCAAGGTTCGCCTCTAAATACTGACGATCGTCTTGCGACCACCGCCGTTTGTCCGGATATCGTTGCGCTGTCGTATTCATACCATCACTATTTTCTTCCATTCCGTTTTCCACTCGGCGATGGTACCATAGGATGTCAGTTCCATCACCTCCTTACCGGTTGCACGGGCAAAAGCCAACTCTGCACGGGCACCAGGCGAACGCCTCCAGTCAGGAAGCAGACAGATGGCATCACACGTAGAGAGCACCATCTGATCACGCAGCAGCGCATAGCTGTAGTAATCCACATGGCCATAGGCGTCCTGGCAGTCTATCGAGTGTCTCTCTTTTAGGTGTGCCTGCCATTCATCGTCGGCGGGGTTACTGACATCGTGACCCATACTCTCCAGCAGCTCTTGTGCCCGCCAGAACTTCTCGCGAGTGGCAACGCTAAGTTCCGTCTCGCCCATCTTTCCACTGATATATACACGTTTCATGTTCTATTTATGTTTTTCTTTAAAATTCTATTTCAACACAAGCTTGAGTGCGAATAACACATCACCCTTGCTTACCGCCCCCCCCACTACGGAGTCATAGACTTTCTCGAGAGCACGGGGATTGATCGTCTTGATTTTATTCAATTCAGGTACGGTCAGTTGATGTCCTGCCAGCGTCGCAATCTTGAATACCATCGCTGTGCGGGAAAGTCCATTACCAGCAAATACTCTCATAGCCCCGCCCCCTTTCTTACTTCAAAATCACTTCGCCGCGATAGTCGATGATGGGCAACAGGATAGACTGATGCCGTCCACTGGTGCGCTCGATGCGGATAAAGCCGTTTTCCGTCGGACGCAGAGGCGAATAGGTGACTACCAGATAAGGACCATTGTTCTCGTGCAGTTCGTTCATCCCCTCGACACGACTGGTGATGCGCTTCACCACACTGGCCACTTCGTCTTCCGACGCATTGCGATGCACGAACGAGTCCACCATCCAACCGATAAGCTCGGCTTCCTGAGGCGTCATCGTCTTCATGAACTTGTTGGACACTTGCAGCTGGCAGAAATACGCACGCTGCACATCGTTCTCGCGGAATACATAATTCTTTGATTCCATAACTTAATTGTTTTTGACAATAAAAAACCACGCTACGAGCTGTCAGGTACAATTGAGCTGTAACCCCTGGGGCGTTTCCGTATCCCAGACTCGGCGTGGTAATCCTATTACTTCTTACTGTGTGGACACAAAAAAGGCTGGATGTGATTCCAGCGGTTCTCATGCCGCTCAATTGTTTTGACGTTGCAAAGATAAGCAATCTTTCCGTAACGCCAAAACTTTTTGCAAAAAAATTTCGATTCTGTCTCATAATTACCTTATATATGTTTGCCATCCGTGGTAGGAGCGGCCTTTAGTTTTCTGTAAAAATGCCACCTTCTCGAGGCGGCTTGCGGGACTGTTCCCCGCGGTCACTAATATGAATGAAAAGCCCACGCACCGCTGTGCGCATTTACTATATAGTAACTGTTACTATTTTCTTCTGTGTCAAGGTGCCCTCGAATCCCCGTCGCTTCAGTTCGTCGAACAGCTGCTGGTCGGATAGTTCCTGAAGGCTGGACTGCTGCACTTCTGCACGTGCTGCTGCACCGACTTTCTTTAGAGCTGCCCGAACTTCAGCCTTGGTCTTGGGTTTCTTCTTACGGGTCTTGGGTTTTGCCTTACGGACCTTGGGAGTTGGCTTTGGTTCAGTCCGTGGTTCCCACGTTCCCGACTCCCATTCATCCTTGTAGGCATAGTAATGGCCATTGCGGATGCTATGGTTCTGCAGGAAGAAGTAAAGACTGGTAATCTTGGTGACACGGATACACTCGGAGGCTGATGAAAATGTACGCATGACCTCCAGTTCCGGAGAGAGCTCCACCACAGGACGGCTGATAGTGGAACGTTTGGGCATCGGTCGCACACCTTCCGGATACACATCTTCCGGATGCTCACATTCAGGAAGCTCATCTTCATGATCTGCATCGTCATGACGCTGGTCTTCAGACTGCACAACTTCAGAACTTGCATCTTCCGGACTTACATCCTCTTTGGGCTGAAGAATCTCAAGTCCAAAGGCACATGCCCCACAATGGCCGTTCTTACGTCCCCATTCAATAATGCACATCAGGGCAGAGACAGCCTGTGCCTTCAATTCCTGGCACTCGCTACTGGTCTGAAGAATACCGCGCACGAAACTGGTTGTAAAGCTATACAGCTCAATATCCGCATTCTCTTTCAGCAGCACCTTCTCGATGGCTTGGCGGTATATCACAGCCAACTTGTTCCGTGGCTGCTTCGCCCATTCCGTGTATGCTTCTTTTAGTGTCATAGTCTATATATTTTGAAATGATAAATCTTTCCGTCGGATTCAACTGTTACGCTCAGCGTAATGGTTGAACCGAAAATCGGATGCGATTCCAGTTGTACCCTTCAGGGGGATAACTGAAATCGTTAACTGACGGTTATTGTTGGCATAATCCAGTTGAGGGGCTGAGCACCCTAACTGAACTGAATAGAGGATACCCATCTGTCTTCTCACGCTGGGATTTTTCCGTCTGCCCCAACTGTGGTGCTCAGCACCATGGTTGTACGGGCAATCCCTGCAATTAACTATTCTACACCATTGAGGTCTTGCTTTTGCCGTACACATATTATTCTCCTTTCTGTGCTTTATTGTTCGCCAATCCTTCAAGGATACCCAATTCTCCATCTCTATATTTAGGAGCTATTCCATGAGCATCACACGCAATTAGATGTTCAGCAAGAGTACCCAAAGCGCCCAAGTCCACCTCTCTCACTTCGATGGCGTCCAGGGAAGAAAGAAGTGCTTCCAACTCTTTTATCTGAAGGTATTTAAAATCCCTATCTTTGTTTAGAGACTTTATTCTTCTCTCTATCTCTGCCACTACAGCGGCTTTGTCTATCAGTTTCATAATTGGCCTTTTAATGAGTTTAATAAATGTTCCGCACTCTCCTTATCTCCAAATCCCTTAACATCAACCCACTTATCGGTAAAGAAGCCTTCCTTTAGGACTTGTACAAAGTAACCGTCATGAGGAATACAGCCACCATTGACGTAACATGGGTATCTGTGTTCAATCCTATATTTTGCCATACCTTATTCTCCTTTCTGTGCTTGTAGTCTATCAATTTCAGCAGCAATAAGAGCACCGGCTTTAACGAGGTCTCGTATTCTATCTGTTGGTTTAAACCAACGTACATCCCATGGCCAAAAATCATTTGGCTTCCTAAACTTTAGATATCTGTTTTCCTGATGATAGTAAACATCCGGATCAGCATAGCAAATTGCAGCCTTTGCCAATTCACCATTTTTATGTTCGGCATCATGCTCTTTTGTAAAGCCTTCAGCCTCGATCTGTCTTTGCCTCTCTTCAGCAATTAATTCAACACCTGTTTTCATAATTCAATATCCTTTATGGTCTGCGGGTAGGGGCATATTAACAGCGATATATTCTCGTCACTGACACTAACCCATATATGTTTGTCTTGAAACTTCTGGCCAATGGTTTTCAGAATAGGCAGAGTGACATACCCTTGAATATCTACCGAAAACGTGCTGTGTCCTTTAGGTGGATAATATGTATCCACAACACGAGAGCCCTCAGTTCCATTATCCAATAGACTTTGGATGTAATCCTTTACTTCCTGTTCAGTCATAGCCTATTCTTCAGGTAAAGTCTCTAAATGCTGACGCAGACGCTCCAACGTTCCACGGTCGGGAAGGTCGGCATGGCGGATGGTACGGCGAAGAGCATACATCTCTTCGATCGTGATATCCTGGATGGCGTATAGTCGCCGGCTGTCTTTATCAACGAACATGGCTTACTTAAACTTTAGGTCCAACTCAGGAACACGCTCACGTCCCTTCTTGAGACATTCTCCACTGGCAGTCCATATATGGCGGACACCGCCGATGTAGCCTACAAACTCACGTACCACGCCGCGGGGCAGCAACTTTACCTCCTGTTTCTGAACATCGGCATCCAGAGCGCCGATGGCATTTTCAAATTGTTCTGTTGTGTACATATTTATATATATTGGTTTAACTGATGTTTCGATTAGAAACTGCAGGAACCTCACGGCGGCTGCAGAAGATTGATTCAAATAGAACTTTAAACTCTAACTCTATATTAATCCGTAATGGTCTTTTATGTGGTTCATATAAAAGGCAGGCAGCTGGTGAAAAAACGGCAAGGAGGGAAGGGTAGCCGTCACCTTCCCTCAAGCCAGACTGCCTGCCAGATCGCGCCATTCTCCCGACTGTATGCCTTCCTCGATGGCTTCGCGCTCCAACGAGCGCCAGCCGTCGGTGCGTAACCGGCTCATGATGGCGGTATATGACATCTCCAGCCTAACCTGCAGCCAGGTGGTGAAGCGTCCTTTTTCTCCTTTACCCAGAGACTGGTAGAATTCCTTGATTTCGTCTTTTTTTCTATTCATTTTCTTGCGTTTTACGATTGTTTTTGTTAACTTTGTATCGTGACGAGTGTATTAAAACGATGCAAAAATAAAGTATTTCCTTGATAAATCCAATAAGAACTTTAGATAATTACATAATATTAACAAAAATAAAAGGATATTACACTATGAATGGGGCGCAACTGAAACAGGAAATCAAGCGGAGGGGCTTCACCTTCAAGTCTATTGCCGAATATCTGGGCATCACACAGCAGGCGTTCGGTGAGCGCCTGAAGGAAAATGTCATCCTGAAGTCGGAAACCATCGAGCAGGTAGCTGCAGCGATGGGAATCAGCGTGACGGAGTTATACCAGCCACGGACGGCAGCCTATTCCTCTACTGAGAGCATACGTCAGCAGCGGGAGAACGAACGCACACTGCTGCGTCAGTTGTCAACAGCTGCCATGCAGGGGCTACTGGCCTCTGATTGCAATTTTTCCGACAAAACGTTAAGCGACCTGCCTTTTGAGCAGGCCATAGCCAGTCTTTCCGTCCAGCAGGCATACGCCATGCTCGATGAGTTCAAGCGCCGTGGCATCGACAAGTGAGTGAAACTGAATCAGAATTGAATCAAACGACGACTGTCAGCTAATCGAGAACTGCGGTAGAATGGGCATTCCGGGAAGCCAAATCTCCCCAATAAAGTCCAGTAATCCCGACAGAAAATTGGCTAACCGTCTAAAAAACAGGCGGTTAGTTCCTTTTAAGGAGAAAGTACTGAATCAGTATCGAATCAGCTTTTTTGGAGAAAACTGGGAGATGCGGAGACGGGAAATGTCTGTGAGGGGTTAAAATAAATTAAATGTTGAACCGTAGTTCTCTTTGGACTGACAGATGATGACGCTGCTGGAGACAGCAACGGCGGGTCAGAATGAAGAGGACAAAAAAATGAATTCTCAAAAAAACGTAATCGAACGCTCTAAGGAATACAGAGAGCCGGTTGTGGTGTGGGGCAAAAGCGAAGTGAAGGTGAGCTTCTATGCTTTCGACCCTGAGAGTGGTGTGCTGAAGCGTAAACTGATAAGGCTGAACCGCGAACTGAGGCACATCGAGGGGAAGAAAGCTAAAAGAGAGTATGCGGAAGGGGTGGCAGCCAGAATCAGGGAGGAACTGAGGCTGGGATGGAACCCGTGGATGCAACAGTCGGAGAGTCTGATGTACGTGAGATGGGAAGATGCTTGCGACAGGTACAGGGAGTGGCTGACTAAGCAGCTGGGAGAGGAAAACATGCGGGAGGACACGGTGGCCAGCTACATGAGTTACCATAGGGTGCTGATGCGATGGGTGGCCACGGAACGTAAAAACGTGCGCTATGCGTACCAGATGGACCACAGACTGGTGGACAGTTTCCTGGACTATGTGTATCTGGACTTGGGCAACTCGCTGCAGACAAGGAATAACTATCTGGCATGGTTGAAGGTCTTCTCGAAGTGGATGCTGCAGAAGTCATATATTGAACAGGACCCGACAGCCGGCATTAAACTGGCAAAGAAAAGACAGAAGGGAAAGGGTAGGAGCGTGATACCGGACAGCGTGCTGGCCGATATCCACGAATGGCTGGAGGCGAGAAACCGGTATTTCCTGCTGGCATGCCACGTGCTGCACTACATGTTTGTGAGACCAAAGGAGATGAGTTATCTGAAGGTGGGTGATTTCTCGGTGAAGCGGAAGACGCTGCTGCTGCATGGTGACCATACCAAGAATGGAGAGGATGCGGTGGTGACGGTTCCGGACCACGTGATGAGACTGATGGTGGAACTGGGGGTATTGGAGAAGCCAGGCGACTGGTATTTGTTTTCAGATAGCTTCAAGCCTGGTGCGATTCGCAGGGATGAGAAGCAGTTCAGGGGTACAAGTTCTACAGTCTGAAGGATACGGGTATTACTAACATGCTGAGGGCGAATACGGATGTGCTGAGCGTGCGGGACCAGGCGCGACACTCAAGTATCCTGATAACGGATATCTATACGCCTAAGGATATTCAGGCAGCAAACGAGCTGATAGTGAGGTACAGGGGCGTGCTATAAAAAGAGGGCCCCACACGATCCGTCGCGGACTGTGCGGGGCTGACAAAAAAATGACTTATACTAAATAAAGAGGGAAAACCTCAAATAGTGAGTCCGCTGATCTGACGCAGATAGCTCTGCATGTTGATGAGCGTAACGAGGTGGGAAACGAATTCCTGGCTGTTGGCTGTGGAATCGTTGTTATGGATGACGAACTGCAGCAGCTTTTCGAGGCCCTCGAGGTGGATCTGGCATTGTTCCTTGTCCTGAATCTCGCGGATGGCGCTGATGGCGCCTTCGCTGAGGGTAATGCCCTGTGTTTGATTTTCCTGTGCCATAACCTTAACCTCCTATGATTATACCTCGTCCCCTTCCTCTTTCAACAGTTTATAAGCCTTGGCTACGGCCTTGGCAGGGAGAGTGTGCTGCTTGCGCCATTCTTCCACTATCTCCTCACGCTGCAAGTGTAGTGCATACTTCTTGTCCCTATATTCGCGACGGATACGCTCGCAGTCGCTGGACTTCTCGAGTTCTATATGCTTCTGTTTGCCGTAGTACTCAGCACGCGCCTCACGCTGCTGGTGCATGGCCGTGTTATGACGTTCGTTGAGCTTCTGTGATTGCTCAATCTTCAGGTCAGTCATCTGATCGTCTATCAGACGGATCTTTTCCATGTATTCGCTGTACGTCATCATAGTCTTGCCCCCCCCATTTCTAACCATTCTGCTATTCCACACGTTACTGCAATCACCAGAAGGATGGCCAAGGCTACCTTCACGGCCTCCAGAGATAGATGCCAGGGAGTAATACCCAACACCTGGCAGAACTCGCTTTCACTGACCTTGCGGTCGATCTTCTCATTGAAGTTCTTTACAATCCTTTCAACTTTGGAAAGAACTGTGGGCTGAACCACCTGCCCTAAATTCACTGTTGTTTGCATAATTGCTATTTGTGTTTAGCTATTACAGGGTACCCACCCTGCGGGGTTATTTAGTTCCCAGTTATGGGAATATTTTCCACGAAAGGGAGAGCTCCTAAATCCCATGCACGCTGCATTGCTGCAGATTTCATCGTTTACCCTCACCTCACGATAGAGGGACTCTCCCCTGATATGGGTGGACAGGTGGGCGGTGCTTATTGCTCTCATCATTGGCGCTGGCGTAAACTCTTTTTCGCTCTGTGGTGAACTGCTTACGCATCGCACCTCCGCCCCCTGGCCCATATAGACAGAGAATCGGCAGCCGATCCCCTGTCGCTAAACACAAATAGACTTCATCGCAAGGACGTTATTCTATCTTCGGGTGGCTGCCGATGTGGCAATGTTGTCGAGCCAACTAATCTCTGGCTCTGGATATTCAAACTGGCATAAATAATGCCCGATGTTATTTCGGGCGTCATCTTTCGCCCTTAACGACTCATCGCCGTATTTGTGTTTAGCGATGGCAAAGGTAGGAAGAAAAAATGAAACGTGCAAGAAAAAAGAGGAAAATTTTTCGTTTTTCTTCATTTTTTAGGTTGTACGCCGGCTCTGAGAGGCGATTTGGTACCCAATTTGGGCACATAAGAAGCAAAGAAAAGCCCTACCCGTCACGGGCAGGACTTTTCAAAATAAACCAATAACTAAAATAACTGATAACTAATAACTACTAACCTTAAACACTATGAAAAACTACCTTTGCCTCGCTTGGCAAAAAAGAAATAAACCTAAATTAAAATTCAATATTACTTACTTTGTAACTACTTACCCATTTGACTTAATTAAGTTGATTATCTTTTTATATACTTACTTAAAGGTTTCCACATAATGCAAACGAGGATGGCAACCAGCAGCAGGGTGGAACTGAGGCTGTCCATTATTCGATCCAGGAGTGACGGCTTCTGGATGACCGTCTCTTTTTCTTTATTCTGATGGCTGATGGCATAGTCCCGTTCACACAGAGCCTGTTCAGCTATCTGCTTCCAAAACATGGTACTGTCGCTCTGATGGGCGCTATGGTCACGCTCATGCCAGTGTTCCTGATAGAGGATGTTTCCGTTTGTATCCTTGATAATGACGGTGGAATCCTTGATACGCAGGGAATCTTTCAGACTGAGCTTGATACGCAGGGAATCCTTGATGCGGATAGAGTCGCGTATTCGAACAGAGTCGCGGATATCCGTTAGCTGCTGGACACTCTCTTGAGTGGTCTTGCAGGCAGAAAGTCCCAGTAGGACAAAGAAGATAATGGTTAAATGTCGCATCGTGATATCTTATTAAGTTCTTTATATTCTTCCATAGCGTCGAAGCAAGGGCAGGCTTTAATAAATTCCCATGGATCAACCACTCCATTGTGGTTGATGTCTGGAGATATATCACGATGTCCCATGATGGTGGCATCAGGATATTTCATCTTCAGCTTTGCCACCCAGTCGTAGAGCGCCATTTTCTGGGCTTCCGTGCGGTTGTCAATTCCTTTCGGATGCAGCTTGTCAATGCCACCTATCCACGCAACGTGAATGGAGTGTGCGTTGTAGCCCTTCACACCGTTAGCCACCTTCGCCTCGTCGAGCAGCTGATGGATGTTTCCGTCGCAGTCGATAACCCAGTGATAGCCGGGAGCACTCCAACCTTTTGCTTTAAACTCGTCCAGCAGCGACTTGATGGTTGTCGTCTTCTGATAGCTTGCCGTGCAATGCACGAAGATACGTGTAATCTGTCTCATGGTTTTTCCTCCCTTATTTGTTTGATAGCTTGCTCAGCCTTCTGCTGGATCTCGCCTATTTTGTTGAAGGCATAGACACCTATTCCAAATATGGCCAGTGCAGCCGAAAGCATTTCGCCGATATATGTCAGTACACCTGGGCCTATCTCTTCCGTAACGATGAATGACAGGAACCCCATAGCGATTGCCGCAATGATGAGTGCGACGGCTGACATATTCTGAATCCAGTCCTTTGTATTCTGTTTCATACCTTTTATATTTAATTTCATCACAAAGGTATGGAAACCTATTAAAATATAAAAGGACAAGCGTTATTATTAAAAAAACACTATCACTATGTTTAATAAAAATCGTTATTATTAAAAAACACTGTCACTATGTTTAATAAAATAAGGTATCGGCTGGTGTGGAACAGGAAAGGCCAGCTAAACGGCGACGGTCGCGCGTTGGTGCAGATGGAATGCCTGCTGCAGGGCAGGCGGGTGTATTTTTCGACAAAAGTGTATTTGGATCCTGGACAGTGGGATAGCCAATACTATCCCAACCGCCATGTTCTTAATCTGTTCAACCATCTGTCAGAGTCTTAAAGTATTTGACAACTTGTGGCAAAGCCATCAGAGCGACAGCAGCCACACCAAATGCAATTAGGTATGCGTGATTGTAACAGGCAAATCCGATGCCTCCGATAGAGCCTAAAATATATAGGCAAATCAGAGCAAAATAAATGAATCCTTTGTACTTTTCCATAATTATTGTTGTTAAATTGTTAGTAACAGTGAGAAAAGAGTACCCCTCAGCATAAAAATCGTGCTCAACGAGATTATCAATTCCATCTACAAGCTGGAAAAGAATCATCTCGAACTCATCACCACTTTTATTTCTCTTTGACTTTACAACACTCATGTTATTGTTACATTATACACTTGATACGCAGCCCCACAAAGGGGCTGCAATGATTAATTAACCTCTTATTTGAAGAGGATGAGCGCAGAGACATAACGGGCATACGACGCAGCGGTATAGGTCGCGTCGCCGTTGACAAGCGGCATAGGAAGCGGAAACCACATCTCTTAGCCATGGGTATTCACCTCCGAATATCTCCGTATGACTGTATCGCTGGAATACTTCTAACTGTCTGCAAGCCTCGCCTGTATCAAAGCCGCTACTGCTCCATACTGTACCACCATACACCTGCACCTCCGAGAGTGCCGATATATACTGATTGCTCTTCCATTCCCAAGAAGACGAGCAACCTCCTGCCTCGCCAAAGCGGTTGATACCAGTGGCATTGACGGCTGTTGACAGCAACTTATTATGCGCAAGAAGGTTGGCAGCACCAAGGTCGTTCTGGCACATCGGTAGAATGTCACTCTGAAGGTAGGCATGAAGTTCGCTGTTAGCGTAACCTGCACCGTGGCCACCCTCTACCGCCGTTGTCTTGCCGTCAGCATTCCATGCGTGAGTGGTGTGAGGAATGACAATCAGCCCTACATGGTTCTGATTCAACCGGTAAGGTGTTGACGTTCCCTTCATCGGATTCAGCCCTGCGATAACGTAGGTATGTCCGTTGATAGTTTTCTGGTCGCCTGGCTTCAAGCCATACTTCTCAAGATTGCCGTCTGCCACTGCCTGCTTCAACACTGCAAGGTCGAAGTCGGTTTTGCGAGCGTAATTGTCAGCCGCTGTATTCATAGCAGCCACCCGCATAAAAGCGGAATACTCTACATCAACGGAATTTCCGTTCTTATCAACCATGCGCACATAACGTGTACCAGAGTTGATGGGTGAGAGGTCGGACGCTGCAACCTTACCCAAATCTTTTTCTTTTACGTCTGCCATAACTTTTCCTTTCTATTTTATTTGTTATACGATTCTAATGCGTCGATGGCGGCTGGAGTACCCATTTGCCTTACGTAATCCATGAGCAATTTATATTCCTCGCCGCTGAGTTCTATTTCTCCATGTGAGGCATGGATTTTGAGTGCGAGTGCGTGAAAATCTATGCCTTGACCGTGGTTATAGAGGTCGTTGGCAATTTTCTTCCTCATATCAAGCCGCACCATTGTTTTGTGCTCGATGTCAGTATAGATACCGA